CTTCTAGCGTTTTTTTCATTGCGGTGATGCTCATTTGTTGTACTTTCCATCAATGATTTTGGCGAAATTGCTTGCGTTCACAATCCACTCAAGGTCTGGCTTCCATGATCGGCCATTCGACTCGAAACCTTGGGCCAACTTGGTTTCCTTGGCGATGTACTCAAAAAACGATGACCACCAATCCAGCCCGTCAAAAACATTGCTGTAGCCCTTGGGCGAATAAGCAGATGGTTTTGATGCCTGAATCCATCGGTTTTTCAGATGTGTCTGCCTTGCGCCTTCCCATGACCGGGGTTGCGTCAGGTGCGGCAGGTGTTGTTGGTAAAGTTCAAGAATGCGAGCGTGAGGGCATGGCGGCAACTTGTTTGCCGCTAGAGATGCTTTAGCATCTATTACTGGTTCTTGGTTCTCGGTTCTTGGTTCTTGGTTCCCATTGGGGGGGCTATCAACCGGGCCATTAGCAACCTTATGCCAACGTTTTTCCGCGCCACGTTTGCCAGCCTCGCTGAATCCCTGATATTTGGAAATCTCATCGTCACACCGGGATTTGCGCCAGCATTTTGCCGCGGCATCAAGCGTGAAAAATTCGGCCAGCACCGCCCCAACGATGGCCGTGTAATCGGGCATCCTGATTCGCCGGGCAACCTGCTTGGGATCGTCCGGGATGGGCAATTCAGTCGTGTAGTACAGGTCGAGCAGTCGCCGGTATGCGATGTCTTCCTCAAGGGTCAGATGAGCAGTGTCGGCAATGTAATCACCGACATGAAACGGATAGTGGAACATGTTTGCACCTTAAACAGCACCGATGAAATCCCGGCAGGCAGGGTGCAATCTGCTTTTCGACTGGCTCATGACTTCCAATCTAGCCGGGTTCCAATTATCTAGTCTTTTCAGGTTGCGGGGCAAACCACTCGGGACGCAATGCCATCAACTGCCAAATTCGTGCTTGCGGCAGGGTTTCACCCCACTGACTGATTGCCGGTCTGCTGATCTGGAGCAGTTCGGCAAGTGCTTGGACTGACCCGGCTTTTGCGATCGCATCCTGTTTTTTCATGTTTTTCCCCTAACACGAATCGATTTTAAGCAGTCTTAAAGCAACGATCAAGGGGGTCCGCACCCGATTTTGCAGGTCTGACCCAAAAATTGCGCTCGCATGCGATTTTTGCTGTTCTTGCGCAAGTTCAAAAAATGCGCACGGATTGACCTTGACTGAAATAACCCTTCGATTTGGTTGGGATTAAAAATAGTTCTTTTAAGCCGCCTTAATTTCCATCAGAATTCTTTTCATGCCGCTAGTTCGCGGTCTTTTTGAAAGCAAACGATGAAAAACCTTATCAAGCACACCGACCTGTACATCGGCCAACTGGTTGTGACCAACGATCACCCTGAAGCAGTTGTGTACACCATCGCTTCCATCGAACCCACATACAAAGCCGCTGTTTTGAATTGGTTTGAGGGCAATCACAAGTGCACCGGCACTCACGAATATTTTTCGTTCTACAAGCCAACACTCAAGCAGATTGAGAACCACATTGCGATGGTTGGTAGGCTTGCTTCAACCCAAGACATCTGATGATTCGACTGATAGCCCCTGTTGGGGGCTATCGGGCGCACCATCTCGGTCGCTATAACCAGCCCTCACGGGACTTTGAAAGGCAACAAAATGGCTCACTTAATCGAAAACAACGAAATCACCGGCAAAGCTGAAATCGCTTTCGTCAAACAAGTTCCTTGGCACGGCCTCGGACAAGAATTGACCCCCAACGCACCCATTGAGGTCTGGCGCACTGAAGCCGGTCTGAATTGGGACGCTGAAGTGGCCCCGGTGTTGTTCAAGCCCAATGACGCAATCGATTCGATGGTTGCTGTTACTGGCCGCAAGGTTGTGTATCGCAATGACACCAACAAGCCGCTGGGCGTGGTGACTGACCGCTACCGCATCCACCAGCCCGGTGAAATCCTTGACTTCTTCAACACGCTTGTGCAGTCTGCCGGGTTCAGCCTTGAGGTTGCTGGCGCGATCAACGGCGGCAAGCGCATCTGGGCACTCGCCAACGTCAACAAACAGGCTTGTGTGCTTGGCGATGACGCTGTGCGCGGATATTTGCTGTTGTCTACCAGCTTTGACGGGTCCACCGCTACCATCGGCCAGTTCACCAGCATTCGCGTTGTCTGCAACAACACGCTGTCTGCCGCTGACCGCGAATCTGCCCCGTCCCGCGTGTCTATCACCCATGGCGCACGTTTCGATGCCAGCCTGATGCGTGATCGCCTTGGCGTGGTTGTCGGCGGGTTTGACGGCATGATGGACAACTACCGCAAACTGGCCCGTGCTGGCGTGAACAGCAATTTCGTCAAATCGTTCTTGCGCGAGATTTTCCCCCCCACAGAGCAACTGGTGGCCATGCCCGGTGTTGCCGTCAAACAGCCGGTGATGACTGATTCCCGCGCATATCGCCGTGTGCTGGAGTTGTTCGATGGCCGTGGCGCAGGGGCTGATCTTCCGGGGGTTTCCGGGACGCGCTGGGGTTTGCTCAACGCCGTGACTCAGTTTGTTGACCATGAGCGCGGTCACAATGAGGACAGCCGCATGAACAATGCTTGGTTCGGTGACGGCAACCGCCTCAAGACGCAAGCTGAAACCCTCTTGCTGTCTGCGTGAGATGTGGCCCTTCCCGCCACCGGGTGGGCCTGTTCCTTGGACCAAAGAACAAGAACAGGCTTACCAGCGCAAACGCTTCGATGAATTCCCTGATGCCCCATTTTGAAAGACAAATCATGACCAAATACCAAATCGTTTATTCCGCTTTTGTTGTGCTGTTCCTTGACTTGTTTGTGTGGAGAGCATGATGCGCCATGTTGAATATGCGCTGTTGCTTGTGTGTGTAATCTTTTTACTTTCGGAGTGTGCAAATTGAAAAGCAAAGCTGATCTGATCGTTGATACCTGTATCGACATGGCCCGTCATTACGACAAGGATGATCCAATGCGTTGGCCGTTCATTGTGGGCGTGATGACAGTCAAAATCCGTGAATTGGCATTCTTGCTTGAACAGCGTGATGCCGAAATTTCCAACCTACATACCCAAATTGAAAATGGAGAATATAACCATGACTGACGAATCTGTAATTGAGGCACAACGTGATGCCGCGCTGTTTTCTGCTTTTGTCCGGGCACAGAGAAAATTCGGACCTGCCATCAAAAAAGCAGACAACAAACATCTGAAAACCCGGTACGCTGATCTGTCATCGTGTGTGGACGCAATCATTGACGGCCTTCATGCTGAAGGGTTTGCTTTCACACAGTACACCGAGCCAGATGAAACACACATTTTGATTCGCACAGTGCTGATTCACGAATCAGGTGGCATCCTGACCTTGGGCGAGTTGAAAATGCCCGTGTTCAAGAATGATGCCCACGGCTGGGGTGCAAGTTTGACGTACTGCCGCCGCTATTCAATTTTGACGGCCTTTGGTCTGGCCCCTGAAGACGATGACGGGAATTACCTTACCAACAAGCAAACCCTGACCGACATTGAAACCTTTGAGAAGCACATCAATGCGATCAATGCCGCTGAGAATGAACAGGATTTGTTCAAGGCATACAAAGATGGCATCAAGGCCACAGCCAACGACCCCATCTCGCAGAAACGCATCATTGCCGTCAAGGATGAGCGCAAAAAAGCATTGGGGGTGGAATGATGGACAACATACAACACGATATTGATTTGATTTTGAAATTGAACAGTGCTGATTTGTCTGCGTTACAAGATGCTCAATTTACTCTTGAAGCTATCAAAAGCGCAGACCCCGGCACTTACGATGAAATCATAGATCAATCTTTGTCGCTGATTGGTCAAGCACTAAACATCAGTTGTGCTGATGCTATTGAAAGAATCGCCGAAAAATTGGGAGTGCAATCATGAAATCATCACGAATCAGAGCCAAGGTCACGACAGATCACCCTATGCACAAACTGTATGAGGCGGCATCGGACATTGTTGCGAGAACAGTCAAAGCGTATGAAAACGCAAATGTGTCTGTGCCTGACAGTTTTTCTTTGCCCGTATGGATTGACGGCAACCCGGTTATGAGAATCACCATTGAAGTAGGGTCAAAGACCACCGCCGAATATGCGATTTTCAAAGCCCAGAACAAAGGGGGATCAAATGAATGAAATTAAGCAAGGTACAGACGAATGGTTTGCCGCCCGTTTGGGCAAGGTGACAGCCTCCCGCATCGCAGATGTGATGGCGCGAACCAAATCAGGGTACTCTACAAGCCGCGCAAATTATTGCGCTCAGTTGGTGGTTGAGCGAATGACCCGCAAGGTTGCTGAATCGTATTCCAATGCCGCAATGCAGTGGGGGACCGAAACCGAGCCGCTGGCCCGTGCCGCCTATGAGGTTGCCAAGGATGTAATGGTGTCTGAGATTGCTTTCGTGGATCACCCGCGGATCGCAATGTCAGGCGCGTCACCGGACGGCCTTGTTGGTGACGCTGGTCTTGTGGAAATCAAGTGCCCAAACACCGCCACACACATCGAAACGCTCATCAACAACACAGTCAAAAACGAATATGTGTTGCAGATGCACTGGCAGATGTTGTGTACTGGCCGGTTGTGGTGTGACTTCGTGTCATTTGACCCGCGCATGGATTCTGAATTGCAAC